TTACCGCTTTAAAAGTCCTTGAAGCATGTGAAATTCCACCTCAAGATCATTAACCCGATCATATAGATCAGCTGGATCCTGAAATTCAAAAATTAATGCAGTTTTGAGGTGCCATACCTCCAAAATAGAATTTGGGTCAATTGTGTAGCTAGGATATTCCTTTCTATTGTCGCTTTTAAGATATAGGTTATTATATTTTTCGATCCGGTTCATTACTCTTTTAATAACAATACCATCTTCAGCAGTAACGACAATATAAATTTGATTGTCCTTGATGTCTTTCCAGTTTTCTACCCACTCACCAATTGCAATTGAACCTTGGTGAATAGTTGGGTACATACTATGACCTGCAACTTCAAACATTCGAAATGTTCCATTTTGTAATTTTGGCATTCTGTAAGTTGGAAGGGTCGCCAGATAATCAGCATCACCATAACCAGATAAATATCCGGCTCTGGCCGCCACCGGTACCATTAAAATATTTTCTTCGCCTTGAGAATCTACAGTTATTACAGAAGGCAAATTTCCTTTTTGTTTTTCATAAAAAAAGGGTTTTTCCTGTACGCCTAAGTATTTTTCCTGTTTAACATTTTCTTCGGAATTTTCCTTCAACATTTTACCCTTTCCAGTAACAAACCATTCCAAATTTACCTCTGGAAAGGTTGCGATAAATTTCGCCACATTATCCTCTGTAAGACCTGAATTTTTGTCCAAAACACTACGAGTTATACCTGTCATTCGATAAAACTCGCTTTTGCGAATCCCTTTAAATTCAATGAATTCAAGGATATTTTTCTTAAAAAGCGAAATTTCTTGCATTTTTATTTTTTAAAAGCGAATTATGTCGCTATATTTGCCATAACAAACCAAAGTTATGCAAAATAAACCAAGTAAAAAACAGCAACGTACTGACCTCCGAAAAAAATTGAAGTGGGGAGATATTGAAACAATTTGCGAAATAACTGAGTATCACAGAAACACAGTTCAGCGATGGTTCAATGGTGAAAATGACATTGAAAGTATTGATGCTGCAGTCAATGGTATTATTGAAAAGAGAGAAAAGAAAATTCAGGAAAAAATCAATCAGGCAGTATGATGTACTACAATAACATATTATGTTTTGAAGTAGCCTGGTTAACCAAGCAAAAAATATTATCCACTGCCAATTATAAACAATTGAAATCGCGGGGCCAGATAGAAACAGTTCGCCGTGGGTGCAAAGGCACAAAAGCGTTAGTTGCATTCGACAGTATCCCCGATCGATTTAAAGAAGCGATCATCGAAAAAGTTGGAGATCCTTATCTCAAAGTAAAGGAATCCAAATTCCAGGATCGTATCGAGCTCGATCACATGGCCCCGTCTTTTTTCAGTAAGTACAAACTGCCCGATGGTAGAAATCTTCCCCCGGACACGCAGCTTCAATATTGCAACGATGCCCACATTCTCAATACCATCGACACTATTATCAAAAATAGATCCGGACGTAAAAAAGCATTGGGAAGTAAAGCCACCAAGCTTTGGGATAAAGTGGCCGATGCCGTGAATTCCATCGATAAAAATAAAATGGACCATACCCTGCCAACAAACCCCCGCAGGATCCAGAACAAATACAACGAATATAAAAAGGATGGCCACATAGCACTGATCTCCAAAAAATGGTGCAACGATAACAGCCGAAAGGTTACCGTCCAGATTGAAAAACTCATCCTCAGTCTTTACACCCTTCCAAACAAACCATACAGCAACTCCGTGCACGATCTATATATGCAATTTCTTGGAGGTGCCATTGAGGTGGTCGATACCAAAACAGGAGAATTATTTGATAGGGAAGATTTTATGGTAGATGGAATGCCGGTAACAATTAGTGAGGCCACTGTGTGGAATTATATAAACGATCCTAAAAATAGAGTGCTTGTAGACAGCTACCGTTCAGGAGCGCTCGAATTCAATTCAACACATCGCCCACACCATCACCGCGATCAGCCCAATTACAGCCTTTCAAAAATCTCGATGGATGATAGGGATCTACCTCGCAAAATGATCAATGGCAAACGTGTAAAAGCATACTACGCTTATGACGTAGCTTCCGGTGCCTGTATTGGAGCTTCCTACAGCAAGAAAAAAGATACTGATCTATTCCTGGACTGTATGCGAGATATGTTTCGCTTCCTACACCGAAATGATATCGGTATTCCTATGGAAATGGAAGTGGAAAACCACTTGGTTAAGCATTTTGAACATACCCTTATGCAAGCCGGAAATGTTTTCCCTTTTGTTAGATGGGCGAATCCGGGGAATGCTCAGGAAAAGTATGCGGAAAGCATGCACCGTGTTAAAAAATACGGTTACGAGAAAAAGTATCAAGATGGAATTGGCCGTTTCTATTCAAAACTGGAAGCCAACCGAGTTAAACAGGAAAAAATCTTTGATGCCGAAAACGATAATTTCAAGGAGAAATACTACGAATACAAAGAACTTGTTGCGGATGATTTAGCGGTTATCCAACAGTTTAATAACGCCAAACATCCAAACCAAAAGAAGTACAAAGGAATGTCCAGAATGGAAGTTCTGATGTTTCACTTAAACCCAAAACTCGCAAAATATGACGAATCATTACTTGCAAAATATATCGGTGTAGGTATTGAAACCAGTATCAGAAGATCGCAATATCTATTTGCAAACAATCACAAATACACACTCCCTTCAGTAAAAATTCTGGAAAGGTTAAAAACCAACAACCTGAATGTGATGGCATATTACATTCCTGCATCATCCGGAATTGAAACTATCCATTTATATCAAGATGATGTATTTATCTGCTCGTGTAAGGGATTGGAAAACTACCAAACAGCCAAAGCCGAACAAACCGAAAAAGACGAAATCGCCTACTTAAACCAAGCCAAATATGTATCGGAATTCGATAAAACAATAAAGGCAGGTCGAAACTACATTGGCAAACCTGCAATAATTGAAAATACTGCAGCACTTGATTTACCGGAAAATGTAGAAATAGTGAAAACGGTACCAGTAGATGATGATGACTTTGATTATAGCGAAGTGGATTCACAAAATTCAATAAAAGAAAACGCATTCAATAGCCTCTAAAATCGCAATTATGAGACAAGAATTTAAAGATAGAATAGTAAAAACCCTGAAGGATCAATCATCAAACTATACCTCCAACAATAAAATGGCGGTAACCTTTGATATTAATCCATCACAGCTCAGCAGATTGCTTCACGGAGAGATGGACCGTGTAGTAAGTGATAGCAAACTGCGACAGTTGGCAAGAAAACTAAATGTTCCTGAGAATCCATTCAATGCTTGGAACACGGCTAAAACGGAAGCCTTCGAATTTCTATATGCTCAACTGGAAGCATGCCAGGAGAATTCCATCTCCAGTATTTTCTGTGATAATGCCGATTTGGGTAAAAGCCACACTGCAAAACAGTACTGCAAGGAACATCGAAATGCTGTCTATATCGATTGCTCTCAAGTAAAAAGCCGTCAAAAGCTCATTAAGCAAATTGCCAAGGAATTCGGGATTGATCACGAAGGAAGATACTCCACCATTTACGAGGATTTAACCCATTACATACGGTCTATGACAACGCCATTGGTAATTCTTGATGAAGCTGGAGATTTGGAATACCCCGCCTTTTTAGAACTAAAGGCATTGTGGAATGCTACCGAATTTTCATGCGCGTGGTATATGATGGGTGCAGATGGACTAAAGGAAAAACTAAACCGATCACGTAACCTTAAAAAAGTGGGATTTGCTGAAGTATTCAGAAGATTCGGCAGCCGGTACCAACGTGTTACTCCTGAAGGGGAATTGGCAGTACGCGAATTCCTAAAGAGACAAATGGCCCAAGTAGCCGCGGCTAACAATTGCCAAATGAGCATGAAAGATTTGTGGGCAAAAACAAACGGATCGCTCACGCGCGTGTACATAGAAATCCAAAAAGAGAAACGTATTCATGGCAAAGCAAGTTAAAAGGGCATTGTCGATAAACGATATATATAAAATGAAGTTCACGGACCTTGAAGTTAGCGAAGATTGGGAAGCGCTCTTTGGAATACCAGAGTGCAGCGGTGTGTGGATGATTTGGGGACATTCCGGAAACGGAAAAACCCGTTTCGCCCTCAAGCTTGCCAAGGAGTTGACCAAAACAGGAAAGGTGCTGTACAATACTTTGGAAGAAGGCGCTAGAAAATCATTCCAACGTGCGGTGAAGCAAAGCTATTTAAAGGGCTACAGTCGCAAAATAATTGTTTTGAACCGTGAACCCATTGAAGAAATGAAAAATAGGCTACGGAGGCCTAAAGCGCCAAAAATCGCAATTATTGACAGCTTTCAGTACAGCGGATTAACAAAGGCCCAGTATAAAGAATTGAAAGAAGAATTTCCGGACGTGCTGTTCATTTTTCTTTCCCATGCTGAAGGGAAACATCCAGAAGGCCGTCCCGCAAAATTTGTTCGGTACGATGCCGATGTTAAGATACATATTGATAGCTATATAGCAAGCGCCGTAAGTCGCTATGGTGGCGGTAAACCTTACATCATTTGGGAAGAAGGCGTAAAAGAATTGGAAGGATCACTTTAATAAAAATAACAATGGAAAACACAATCGCAAAACTGTTGACATTATCTCAAGCTGAATATGAAGACAAACTTTTTCAGCTATGGTTAAAATACTGCTGTAACAAGGCGCACAATCCAAAGGATTTACAAAAGCTTTTAGCAAACACCGCATTGAACAAATGGTTTCTTTTCGAGATTTCCCGACTGGAGGACGAATGGTGGAGCGAAATAGGAGAATATGAATCCGTGTTGGATCCAACTACATCAATGGCACTTTATAACGAAAAAACGCTCAACATTTTTATGCTCAGCTGTCCACCGCTGATGGACCAGGCACGCAAACTGAATATTATCCCCCAACTCAATTAATATGAAAAAATACACACATCACTCTTTATTGGATGCCATTTGCTACAGCCGCCATTTCTCCGGAAATCTAACAACGGAAGAATGTATCCTGATCCATCAGTACATCAATGGCCGCTTAAAGCTTTCTGAGAGGCTTTGGGAGAAAATAAACAAAGTGATGGATGAAATAGAAGATCATCACTGGTCACGGCCAAGCCTCCAGTATGATAGTGAAAGAAACCTGCTGATCTATAACAATGGTTGGCAAATTTTAAAACCATTTAATAACTAAAACAATCGCAAAATGAGTGAGACAACACAAAAAATCGACATTAAGGAAGTATCAAGCTTTAAATTAAAAGTTGAACTCCAAGCAAGATCCACAGATGAAAAATCTGTTATTCCAGAACTAACTGACTTTACAGAGGAAGATTTAAAAGCAGAATTGAAAAGTAGGCACGAATTGTCCGGGTTTTATATGAAAATTAATTTAGATAAGAACACCACAGATATTATGATGGAAGGTGAGTATTCGAATTTAATCTTCCTTTTAGTAAGAGCCAGTTTTCAAAATCCAGAATTTCTGCAGCTTCTTAAAGATGTAGTTAAATGTGCCAATGATGCACCTTCCACAATCAAAGAATTCTATAAAAAACAAAATTAATTATGAACACAGAAACATTAACCCCCCCGCAAATTGATTTGAGTGCCCTTACTGCAGATGAACTTCAGGCAGAACTCGCACGTCGCAAACAGGCTGAAGCTGACAACTACGAAAAAGGTAAAAAGCAGTTCCGAGCCGATAAGGATAGTTTTACACTACACGCAGCATCCAAATTCAAGCAGATTCAAAAAGAAATGCTGGAACTTAAGGAGTACACCATTCGTGAAGCCAATAAACTCTACGATCGAATGTACACCATCGAAGGCAAGGAACCAAAGGAAACCAAATCCTTCAGCCTAAAAAATGAGGAAGATACTGTAAAGGTAACCGTGGACCGTCAAGAGCGCTTCGAGTTTACCGAAGAGGCAACCGTGCACATCAATGCCATCAAGGATATTTTCCGTGAAAAATTTGAGGCACGCCATAAAGGTATGTACAACCTTCTGGACGGTCTCTTGATCAAGGGAACCAAAGGAGAGTATGATCCAAAGCTTTTGGCAAAGGCCCGAAAGCAAGTGCGCGAACTTGGCGATGACAATCTCATTGAAGAGTTTGACAAATTGGAAAACTGCCAAAGAGTTGTTGGTACATCGCTGTATTGTCGCCTGTACGTGCGCGATGAAAAGAAGCGCTGGAGAGATGTCTCCCTTCAATTTTCAAGCCTTTAAATAACGTTTAAACAATCGCAAAATGTCAAAACAACAATCCCCTAAAATTAAGTTCACAATCCACTTTAAGGATATGATGCAGGACTGCCTTCATTGGAACCTGGACGCATCCGGAAAAGTAATTTCAGCAAACCTACAGACGCGAATCTGGGCGGGATCAACAGTTGATCCTGCTTTGATTCCCGAACTGAAACCCGATGACCTACTCATCTTCAAAAATCAACAAGGCGAAGAGCGCCAATGGAAATACCCAATAACCCAAATCGAAATCCATGACAAACGAAAAAAAACTACAGCAGATGCTGGATGATGCCAACGCAAACATTTCATTCCACACCTTAAAAAAAGCCAATAATGAAAGTAACAATAACACAACCACAAGAAGACCAATGTCTGGTAAATGGAAAATTGGTTTACCGGGATGCAAATAATAAATGGATAGCAAGCGAAGAGCTCACGGTAAGCGAAAGCCGTGAATTCCGAAGGCATATACAGCAAAATGGCGGGCGTACGCGGGAATTTAAAGAACCTTGTCCGGACTCTTGATGAATGATTTGCCTGTGGCTCTCCACCGTGGTGCCCGGTCCGTGTAAATGGATATTTTTTTCAATGGTGGTAGGCTGTTAAATGGGTCCGCGTTCCGTAAGACGACTAGCCCTAAGGTAGATAACGACCGTACGAACTACGATACAGTTCAACCCGACCGGAGATATTTAAATTAATTGGGGAATTTTTTTAAAGATGGATTCAATGCAGGTTCGATTCCTGTACCGGTCACATCCCAGTGAAGAGTGCTCAATGAAATGCTGATAAAGTTATAAGCGGTTAGGGATGCCGTTCCGGGTTGCGTACCTCTGCCCGGAACAAACTCAAATTTGAAATGGCAATCGAATTTGTTTGCGGCTACAAAGTGCGATGCTTAAAAGCTTTAAAGTTATAGAGAGCCATAGAAAACCGCCCGCGTGCCGGGGAGCGATATCCCCGGTTTTTAAAAAAAAGCTAATAAATACCATTTATCAACTTAAAAGCTAATAAATGAAATCAACATCGCAACAACGAATACAACTCGCAAAACTTACAGGATACAATGCCGAACTAAAGGCAGACCTCGTTTTTCAAATCACCCAGGACAAAAAAAGGGTAAGCACTACCGATTTAACGGTAAGCCAGGCGCAGCAACTCATCAATAAGCTAACAACCCATTGGGGAAAATTTGATTTTTCCCGAAAGGATCACCGCAAAATCCTATCACTTATTCAGCAAGCTGGCCACACCAAGTTTTCACCAAAGCACGATAAGGATGTGGCCGATATTGATTGGTTTTCTAATTTTTTGAAGAGTGTTCGCGCTCCGGTTAAAAAACCTCTTTTAGAAATGGCCGGTAGTGAAGTGAACAAAACCATAATTGCCCTGGAGGGAATCGTAAAAAGCAGATACAAATGAGTTGGTATTGGTACATAGTAATACTTATCATTTTGATCATTGTCATATTTATGTTTTTGGCAAATAAATGTTTTGATGATAAGGATCCAGACTTGGATTGGAACGACAACTATGCAGCGCCCAGAACCACAGGATACTGCAAGCACCCCGAAATGGCGCATTACACAAAAATACTGCAGGAAATTGTAAACTGTGAAACAACCGTAACGGCCTGTGCGCTATGCGGAAAGCATTTAACCGAACCTGAAACTGATTGTAGATGAAAAAAGCAATAATAGTTAAAACAAAATCCGGTAAAAAGGGATATGTCTATTATCAAGACAATAATGATTTGAAAGCTGAAAAGCTGCAAGTTAAAATCATCGATGAGAAATTTAAAGAAACAGGTGAAAACCTTTTGTGTTCTCCTTCAAATCTTACCGCAATTGGATATAAAGATTAGCAATGACACTCCGTGAGAAATACCAACAGAATGAAAACCTTATAAAAGGTTACACAGATTTTCTGTTGAAACATAGTTACAAAAACTATAAGCAAAATGCCCGGCTTTGCAAACCAATAACCCGAGCTGCAGAAAACAAATTGATAGAAGAAATTGCCCGTCTCCGGGAAGAAAACAAAAATATAAGAATTGATGCCATCGTAGAACCGCAAATTTTAAAAAATGAATACCCAACAGCAACAATCGCCACAGTTTCAAAACTTACTCACACCCATCTCCTTGGATTTTACGCTTCAAAGCCTAAAAGCCTTGAACACCATTTGGAACTATCGTGAATTGTACTATCCAGAAATACATATTGGTGATGCAGAAAAGGCAATGCCTTCCGTATTACTTCAGGTAGCAAAAAAACTTTCCAAAAAGCAGCTCACACGGCAAATAGGCATACACAAAAAGGAAGATTTCCCAATCAAGTTGGAACCGTTTGAAGCCTTTTTCCTTGAGGTTTACATTCGCGGCATTGCTTCACACCTTCCTTATGGATATGAGCGCACAGTAGCGTTAAAACGTGCCGGAGAAATCAATCAATTGCTATCGTGATGGATGCTTTTACCACATATACAGTTACAGGGCAAAACAGCAAAGTTGTTTGGTTTTTTAAATACGATTTAAATGGTCTTTTAAGAGAGTTTAGACTGGAGGAAGGAACCTTGGACGAAAAGCAAATCCAGTGGTTGTTCCACAAGGATCGGTTTCCCTATTTGGAGAAAACGATCAAGGGCTGGACGGCAATCAAAAATTTGAATGTAGAGGTAGGAACTCCAAATCTAACCTTTGAAACATTCTGGAATGCCTATAACCAAAAAGTGAAAAAAGTTGTTTCAGAAAAAGCCTGGGCACGCCTCAGCCAGAAAGATAGGATGGAAGCAATTAAGGGAATAAAACCCTATGACGGCTACCTATCCAGAAAGGGAATTGCAAAGGCACATCCCGCCACCTACTTGAACCAACGCTATTGGGAAGACAACCACGCATCAATACATTGAATTATGAGCAAAAACAAAATTGAAGACCCGATTGTAAGGGAATTGGCAAATGGCCACTATTGGGAAGGCTTTTATACAGGCGCTGCTATTGCTACCGTAGTGATAGGAGCGAATATTCTAATATATCTTTTATTACTATAAATATGACCGAGGAAGAGGAAACATTGATGCACCAAAGAAGGGACACCCATTACGACTCAGTTTCAAAGGCTGTTTATAATGGTTCCCCTGAAAATTTCATAAAAGGATTTCTCGAGATACAGGAGGATTATAAAGGTACTTCCTACCAAAAGAAATATTATCCAGAAAAATACCAAGAATACATTGAATCATTAACCCAAAAAACAGAATAAAATGCAAACAGTTAGGAATGGCAACTTCGCCGAAATTGAAGAATTTTCTCCAGAAGCTTTAACAATGAAATTTAAGGAGCGCAATGTTGATCATGTAGAAGTGTTTCCTGGTACCAAAAAGAATATTAAAACCAGAACCGCCCGAATCGGAAAAAAATATCAACCATCCAAAGGATTTAAAAAAGCCCCTACAAACAAGAAAAAGTAAAACTTTAAACAATCGCAAAATGGAAAAATTTGAACTAGACCATCAGTATAAACTGTATTTAGAACGTTCAGGACTTAAAGAAGAGTCAATGCATCCCATTCAAAAAATTGAAACAAAACGTGCTTTTATTGGTGCTTGTGGACAAATGCTGGTTCTTTTACGGGATGACCTTGGTGCAATGGAAGATGAAGATAAGGCTATATTAACTATGCAAGATATGATCACGCAATGTGAGCAATTTTGGAAAGAGCAATTGAATCTTAAAACTGTATTCAAATGAAGACCACACCTATCGATCGCCCCCTAATAGAAAATATGGTTAAAAAGAGCAGTGTCTCCAGTCTTTCAGAAACCGCAGAGATTAAGGACATCGTATTCTATAAAAACCGCCCGTATGTTATCCTTGGGTTCTGCTCCAGTGGCGAAAAAGGAATTCACTGGGTAGATGCCTATGGAGTGGAACCATTAGAATTTTATGAAGGCCCCTTGGTACCAAAAGAACCATGGCAACACGCCCAATTAGTACTGGAGGGGAAAAGGGAGCGCGGTTATCCAGGACAGATCGCCAAATTTATCGGTACCAAATATGTGATTACAGAGGAACATTTAAAATTCACTCCACAAGAATCCGGCGTACAACTTGAAATGTTTCAATTATAACCTTTAAAAATCCAAACAATGAAAGAAGCAATCGCAATTATAGAAGAAACCATCACAGACTATCGCTTTAAAGCTGATAAACTGGAGGAAATTGTAAACGATTTAAAAAAATTGAATGGTGCAGCGCCCGATCCTGATCCACTTCCACCTCCAAAGTATAAAGAAGTTTTTTCCGTAAATGTTGAAAGAGTGGATGTTCCTTTAAAATCCTTTGCTGAAGCTCTGTCGAAAAAAGAAGTCAGCGAAGCTCCAATTCAGGAACTTGTTGTGGCCGCAAAAAAGCATGTTGCCAAAAAACCAACATTGGAAAAAGCTAAAGCTGCTACAAAACAATTTTTTCCAACCGGTCGAGATGTATTTACAGAATCAGCCGTTTCAAAGAATGGTAAAAACTTCATTCCTTCAGATCAGATGATTTTGGAAGCCTTGAAATCTTTAAATACTGAAGCAAATTCAGGTACGGTAAAAAATGAATTGATGAAAAAAAGCGAACTTCCTATTTTACAGCAGATAGTTGAAAATGGCTTGAAACGATTGTGTAAAATGGAACTGGTTTTGAAAAATGCAACCACAAGGCCAATAACTTGGGCGGTAAAGCAAATGGAATCTCAAGCAGAAGAACCAAAAAAATTAGTTCTTACTGATGATATGTATGAAAACAGACAGCTGTTTGCCAAAAGCAAAGGATATGAAAATGCCGCTGATGCCATGGGAGAGATGGGAGCAGATGTATTTCAGCAAGAATTTAAAAAGTTTATGGCTTTTCAGGAAATTTAATACCTTTATAGAGTAACTTAAATTTCAATATTATGGCAAGTAGTATTTACGATATGGAGCTGCATGAAGTTCTAAATATACATAGTGGCAATATATCATCACAAATAAAAATCATTAGAGTTCCAGCGGGATGGATATATATATTTTCTACTGCACAGGGGCTTACCAGTACCTTCGTTCCATTAACCTCACCTGAGAAACAACACGCATCAGATAATTAAATATGAAAAGAGCCCTTAAAATTTCCATTGCGTTTAATATTATTTTTTTGGTTATTGGAATTCTCATTTTTTTTGCTTTTGGAGGCATCGATTACGTGAAATTAAAGTTTAATGAAAAAACTTCAGAAGGAAATGATGGCTATGGGTTTAATTACAATACTAAAAGAAGCATTTTAGAAGTTTTGCCATTGAATAAGGAAGGTATATTTTTTGTTGGGAATAGCATTACGGAAAATTGCCAATGGAATGAATTGTTTGAGAATGATAAAATAAGCAATAGAGGTATTTCTGGTGATGTTATAAACGGCCTAATTGACAGAATCGATGGAATTATTCTCAATAAACCTAAGAAGATTTTTCTGATGATTGGAATTAATGATTTGCGGAAAAAAAGAAGTGTTGAACAAATATTGACTGATTATGAAAGATTGCTGACTATTTTAAAAAAGGAATCACCAGATTCGGAATTATTTATTCAAAGTATTCTGCCTACTGATAACGGGTTAAATAGGAAAAATGATGATATTATTGCAATAAATACTAATTTAGTAAGATTGGCAGATAAATTTGGTTATACCTATATCAATTTATTTCCATTGTTTGTTGATGAATCAAATAGTTTAAATGCTAATTTAACTTATGATGGAGTCCATATAAATGGCTCTGGTTACTTATTGTGGAAAAATGCCATTAAGAAATATGTTGAACAATAAATTAATGAAATGCCCGTAAAAGAAAGCACCCAACTACAATATGACCTAATTCGCCAAGAGTTTGAAAAACTGAATGTGACTGAGCTTGGCGTCCAGAAATATACCCATAAATGGATGTTTGCCAAGCTTGCAAAAAAATACTTTAAAAAACCCAACACTATCGAGCAGATCGTGTTTCATAGATTGTAATATGACAAATTTTGATGATATACTAAATCAAGTTGCCACTAAAGAGATGGTTAACTGGAACCTTGAGGAATTTAAAAAATCACATCCAAGTTTATACAAGGTAATTAATAAGGTAGCGGCCATTTATCCATTCGGGAATGATTACAATGATTCAGAAAGGCAAACTACACTACATAATTTTCAAGTCTCTATTTTGAATGATGGAATTCCAAAAAATAAGAGTAGTAGGCTTGAAGCTTTAAGAGATTTTAAAGATTCAGGATATCAGGTTTTTTTTGGAGAGGACCACTACAATATTTATAACATTATGCATTTTGAGCACTTTGATAAAGAAGATTATATAAATGCGATCGACTTTTTAAATTCCGTTACTGAAAAGGAGTGGAACGAAGCTTAAATTATATATTCTCCCCAGTATTGATTTCCGGCGTATTACAAAACGCCGGATTTCTTTTTATATAGGGTACCGTAGCGGCCACATCGGTAAGCATACATTTAAAGGGAATGCCGTGGGACAAAACCAAACCGCCGCCGCTATTATGATCAAAACTATTTCCGGTCTTACTGATGGTTCCTATACCGCTCCCTTCAGGAAAGCTTTTATTAAAACCTTCCAAAGCTGCAAATACATTGTCCAATAAAGCTAAATGGTTCAGTCCCAAAGAACGTTCCTCAACACTTTCAATATTTGCAGTTTCGTGTGGAACCTCACTGGCCACAATTAAATTAAACTGAAGCTCTCCGTGCTTCTTTTTTCTACCCAGACTTTCCCATTGTATGGGTTGCATTTCAATAAAAATGGCAGGATAATTAAAGAAGAGCGTATCCTCATCATCAGCGTTTCTGCTTATCTGATCAAACCAAAGGTCAAAGTATTCCATCGGTACCTCTTTGGCTGTTAATCGCTCCAGTATTGCTGTATAAAATTGGCTGAGTATCATAAGTTATTCCAGATTTTTTCTATTTCGTCAAAGGCGTGTTTTTCAATGTCATCAAGCAGGGTTTTACTTGTTGTCATAAATGGCCGTGCTTCTATATTCATTTTTCGGGAATGGGCTTTTACTTTTCCACTTCCCTTTTTTACGTTTACCACTTTGGTTCTACTGTTGCCGCTGCGGGTAGTATATTTTTCTTCTTTCTTTCCATAGCGATTGCGTTTGTGCGAACGCACGCGCACAGTGCCCTCAAAACCCTCATTGTGGGGTTTGGCATACGGAAGGTTTGAAACAACACGTGCCTCGTTTAATCTTGGCTCTGGTCGCATGCTGCGCATCAGTCTACCGGTAACTATCAAAATTCCTTTTTTCTTTTTGGCGGTAGGCTTCCATTTGTTGAAACCGCCCTTTTCTCCTTCGTGCCCTTGCTTTTTAAAATTCCTTACAAACTCATTCCTGGCCATATTGCTAACTACCTTTGGCAGTTCACCCCGGAACTTCCGAAAGCGACTGGCAAATTTTCCAAAGGGATGTGGATAATCTTGGCTCATTGTTTGTATATTTGCATTAGACCTTTAAGCAGGCGTGTAACTAAGATGACATTACCGAAGCCACGGAAACGGTACATCGAAATATCCTAACGGGAGTTTGCTTAAAGGTCTTTCCTATTTTATTAAAATTCCCCGTCGTAATTTGTTTTCCGCTTTTCTGCTGATGTACCAGGTTTTAATTTCCATTCCCCGGGCCTTTGTAATTTGAACGGCCACAACCATAATTTCATCATCAAAGAATTTCAAATATTCGTACTGACTTTCTCCGGAGAAAACATTCAACCAAACTTCGTCAGGATCCGAAAGTATGTTTTTTACATTGTTCCAGATTTGGTCCCGGCTTTCTTTGGTTATATAATTACCCTTTAAATGCTTTTTAAATGATGTTTCAGAGATAGCAATTTCACGTCCGGAATAATCTGTTAGAATATTTACTTCCCGGTTTGTAATCGTAACTTTGTTTTTATCAAAATCCTTAATCAATTTAGCTGGAGTATCCGTTTTATTGAAATTCAATTTTTTCAGTTTCCTGGTCTTTCTAATTTCTTCAATTTTCTGAAGTCCCCAAAGAGAATAATCTGCAGCTTCAGTTTCCGGAATCGTTTTTAATTTGTCGATATAGGCTTTGGCCAAATCAAAAACCTCGAGCGTTTCGCCCCGGTTGGCCAAGAAACCATTATCCTTCATTTTATCAAAATCTTTGCCCAGGGCTTTCTTGCCTTTTTCAAAATCGATTACATCTGCCTCTTTTACTTCAGCTGCTCTCAACGCGGTTGTAAAACATCTGCAGTTATGCTCATTTGGCGGAATGAATTGGCGTGATTTTACGTCCTTCAGCGCAAACACTTTTCCATCGAGCGCTGCGTGTGATGCACGAACTTTGTCATCACCAACGGTTTCATAACGCCAATACGGGAAAAGCTTTATATCCTTCATTTGACGTATGTAATTGGCGGCATTTTGGGCGGTAGCTATGGCATCGTTATATTCCGTCTGCAGGTAATTATCAAAATTTCCCATTATGGCCACCGCTTTCTTTCTAAAGGCTCCATAACCCCCTTGGATATCCAAAGCTTTATTAAGTTCAAATACCTGGGCAATTGTTTTGCTGTAACCGAAACGGTTAAGGTTGAGCTCCAGCATGGTTCCGGCAATGTAGTCCGGTTCCATATAGCCTATGGAAGTAGGAAATTGTTTGCGTATCCCGGAAGTAAGTTTTTTCAGTTCCTTTTGGAATTTCTCCGGAGAATACGTGCGCGCCTTATCAAAGAAATCCTTTATGTATTGCTCATCTTCATCCGTTGGCTCATAGGCGTTTACAAATTCTACAGGATCTGGAATTTTTTCCGCTTTAGGATCTACTTTTTTTTTTGAAGGATCTTCTTTTTTTGGATTAGCCGGTGGCGGATCAGCTGGAGGCGGATTATTTTTATTAGCCTCCTCTTTTTCCTTTTGCTTTCTGGCAATTTCTTCAGCTGTAGGTTTATCAATTCCGTATGTAGAGTACCAGTACTCGTCTGGATACGGTACTTTTTCTGAAACCTTCATATCGATTTCGATACGCTTTTCAATTGGCAGGGCTTTTGTTTGATCAAAATGGATTTTTCCTTCAGGTATATTATATCCGATATTCCGAAGCTTCGGTACAAATTGCCAGTTGAGCATAAATTCCATTTCAATCATATCGGATAGATTGAGTTCTTCCTCAACTTCCTTATGCACCTCAGATTGGCTTCTACTGGAACCATCTTCCGTTGTCATAGTTTGACCCACATACTGTTTAGAAATTTCAGAATTACAGAATTCAATAAGCTTACTGAAAACCTCACTCTTTCCAGTTTGGTTGTTATCAACAAATTCAATAGATGCCCCTTCCGGGATTACAGCATAGGGAGCAGATCCCATTTCGTTTAATGATTTCTCCAAATTATGGCGAACGTCATCATCATATTTATTGTATTTACCCACACGGAAAGGTGATCCGAATATTTCGGCAAACTGTGCCCAATCACCAAAGCCCCCACGCTTGTAAATGATGTATTGTGCGGTTGTCATTAGTTTACCCAAATCCTTAGGGCCACCAACTTCAATAAGGTAATTGTAATATTGGAAACCTTCCTCGCGATAAAATGCTCCTTTGTCCGGGGTTCCCGTATCTTCCATTACAAAGCCAGTCTCCGGAATTACATTTTGCCGTGGTACCAATACAACTTTATCAATCATTCCTTCCTTTGGAATAAGTTCAATAAGTGAATGGCCGTAATAAATGGCTTCCATAGATTTTTTCAAGAGCTCGCGCATCCAAGGAGTTTCAAGTACAAATTCCTGCATAAATTCATTCTCAGCACCGCTTTTATTCTTTTCGGTAAAAATCAATTTTTTGTTGATCACTGAAACGGTCCTTTTTTCCATCACGCTCTCAAGGTGGCCATCGATGATAATATTTTCATACAGCTCATAAAGCATTTTCCGTTTTGGATTTTTGCTTTTTGCCGCGTTAATGGCCCGAACCCAATTACTGATGTCCTGGGAAGTCATTCGTAAACCTCCAGTTTTTATTTTGCCGGTATAGGCTACATAAGATTTACCAATCTTACTGTGTGTGCTGCTTTGTTTTGCCATAATTAGCTAATATGATTTGTTCTTTTTGGTAAGCTTCCATACCGAAACTCAGCTTTAATATTATTGCCCTCATCATCGAGCGCTTTGGGTAATCCTTCAGGAACTATTTCGCCATCCTTTACGCCGTCTAACCAATTCATGGCATCCATATAGGCTTCTTTCCGGTAGTTTGGAACCTTACGTGGATTGGCCATTAGATAGAGATAATACAAAGTGATATCCAAGCAATATCCAAGAATGGCCTCATCACGTTCGGCATCCACTTTATTGAATATATCGGCCACATTGTATCGCGCGTTCAAGTGGCTTTTCATAACCTTGATAGCCCGAAGCTCTGCTTTGTCCAGGAGCGAATCTTCAAAGTCGATTATACCATCCAAACGATTATCTCTAATATGCCCGGCATAGTCCGGCTTTGTAATGAAAGTGCTCATATTTTGAATTTGTTTTTTCGTGATTCTCCTACAGCTACGCCTCCTATGAAGTCGCGTGCCGCCTCATTCAATAAATAGATAGCTCCTTCCACGGCATCGGGTCCATCCTTTTCATTATTACGGACACCGCTTTTGAACTTCAGATATTGCTGTATCAAACGGTTGGCATAACGGTCATTTTTTAAATCTTCATCAAACCAAACTTTGCCGCGCTCAAAGTATCCGGCGGTATTTGAAATCCGTAAATCCTTATCAGGCTTTGAACGTTTGTCTCCTTTCATCGGAATGCGAAACTTGTATTGTTCCACGGCATCATCAAAATGATCGTGGAGCAATCCGAGAAGGAAAACTTCTTCCATCCACCAAACTGCGGTTCCATTCTTATTTCTTAACCAATCGTGTAGATCATAGTGCCAGGCTATCATTTGGCCAATGGTCACATTTTCCACATAACACTTCCGGATGTGGTATTCGCCATCCATCATTCCAACCAACACTAACGCTTTGGTATCACTTGTTTTGGTTTTTTTAAAACCGCCATCGAGGTAGGCAATCAAGTTTTTGTATTTGCTAAGGGGTGGCAGTTTTTTATACTGGAACCATTCCTTTAGGAACTCTTTCCCCTTCTCAGATGGATTATTGAAGTATTCCGTATCTGATTCATCACCAACGAGAGCGATCATTTCCCTGCACTCCTCATCAGTATAAGCTTCTTTCCAAGTGGAACGCCCTTCGCCATCGGTAAGATTTACTGTAATCAACAAGGCATTAGGAAATTCCCGAAGACATTTATCCCATAATCGTTGAATAAAACAGTCTTCCGCAATCTTGTTATTTAGACCAATAATCCATTTTTTCCCTGAAACGTGAAGTGCCCCGAAGCAATCCCCTTCAACATACTTCCATCGCTTGTCCATTCTTTCTGGATTCAAGCAAACCTCTGGATGGTCAAAGTCATCAAAAACTAAAAAATCCAAACGATCGGAATCATCATTTTTATCACCCCTTGGTGTTTGACCAGCTCCAAAAGCTTTAAAACTTACATTGTCGCTTGTGGTAAAGCTTCCGGCATTCCAGTTACCCAAACTTTGGCGTGGACCAAAATCACGCAAAAGCAATTCGTTTCTTTCAAGTGCAGTTTTTATTGGCTTTAAAAGGGTTTCGGCTTTATCATAATTATCAGAAAACATTCCAAATGACCGGAAACGCCCATTATAGTACATAAAAATCACGAGCATCACGGTAACGGAGCTCTTGGCCATATCCCGACAGCATTTTGCCACGGCAATATTGATATTTCCTTTTGCCTCAATGAGATGTTTCGTAAATTTCTTATGCCACTTAGCAAACTTGGCCTTGGTGATTTTCGGAAAATAGTAATAACAGAACTGCTCGAAGTTTTGGAGTAGTTTGGCAGTACGCTCCAGTTTTTCTTTAGGAGTTTCAACCAGTATCTCATCAATGGGCGTTGCAAATCCCTTGGTAAATTGCTCCCATTTTTTGAGAGCGTCCCGGTCATTAAGTTTGCGGATCCTAACCATTCATTTTATCTCTAATAAAGGCATCAAAATACCCTTGCATTATTTGGGAATGTTCGTAGTTGATTTTTTTGATAAATCGAAGAATGGGAATGGAAACATTGATAATTTCCGATAGGCCAAGTTCACCCTCCAGATCCTTTGCGGCCGCCGTTAATTTTTTAAGCGCATCGGCTTCTTTGGAATTAGCGTACCGGCTTCCTTCAGGCTTTTTGCGGATGTGGGTATTGAGTTCATTTATCTGATCATAGATCATTGCGAGTTGCTCAGGTTTGGAAATAACGGTAGCTGCTCTCAGCTTATCCCATTTTTCCTCTGAGCGCCATTTTCCAATGGTTTTTTCGGTTACCCCAATTTTTTTGGAAATGGCCTTCACATCGATGCCATTATTTAAAAACTCGCTCTTTGCCCAGCTTTTAAGATCTTCCAGTTCTTTCTTTGTACGTCTTGCCATAGCACAAATTTGCACCTATAAAAGCCACTTGAAAAAACCTTCATGAAAATTTATAGTTTTTTGTTATAAAAAACATAAGTAACTATAATAAAATTTTATTATTAGTTTTTTTTCACGCTGAAACTGCCACACTTTTGTCCTTTAAATCGAAGCAAATAGATGAAAAACTTCACGGTAGTAAATAAAGGAACCAACGGCAAGGCAGTAATGATGCTTACCGGAATGGTGTCATTTTATAATGGCGAACAATCCTTTTCTGCATCGAAGTTCATCAACGACTTTAACAAACTAAAAGAGACGCACAATGAAATCCACATAGATATTGTAAACCTCTATGGCGGTTCTATCACTGAAGGAATTCCGGTGTATAACCATCTAAAGGAGACCGCTGAGGAAGGCAAGGTTAAAATTACAGGGAAAATTGATGGGCTTGCCGCTTCCATGGGAAGCATTATTGCAATGGCCATTCCTGTGGAAAACCTTGAAATGGGCAATATGGCCCGCATTATGAACCATCGCGCAAAAGGTGGCGCTTATGGAACCGCAGATGATGTAGAACATCAAGCCAGTACCATTAGAAGTTATGAAGATGATCTTGTGGACATTCTTGCTGAAAGAACCGGATTATCAACTAAAGATGTTCGTGCTAAATGGATGGATGGCCGTGACCACTATATTAAAGCTGAGGAAGCTTTGACTTTAAAACTTGTTGGTCACACTACAAAAAGCAAGGCCATTAAAAAGGCTCCAAAGAATTCCGCTACTCCGGAGGAAGTATTCAACTTCTACCAACAACAGATTGTAAATGCAATCGAAACAGACTCTGAATTTATTCAAAACCAAAACGAGGATATGAAACTTATAGCTCAATTTATTGCTGCCTTTGCATTGGCAGGTATTGAAATGAATGCCGAAAATGCCAGTGAGGAAACAATCCTTGCACAAGTAAAAAAGGTTACTGCAGATAACAAGGACCTAAAAGGGAAATTGGAAACTGCGGAAAACCAATTGACCGCACAGAAGGATTTGGCTGTAGCAAATTTAGTGGCCACGGCGCTGAAGGATGGCAAAATCCAAAAAAGCCAGGAAGCCAGTCTAAAGAAAATGGCAGAAAACTCCCTTGAGGATGCCCAGGAGTTTGTAAAGAACCAAACGGTTCACAAACCACTTACTACCCAATTAAACAATGGCCAAAACGCCGGAGCTGAAAACAATGGAGGCGAAGAAAAAGACTTCAATTGGTACCGTAAAAACGACTCCAAAGGGTTGATGGAAATGAAAACAAAACAACCGGATGAGTACCAGGCGCTTTTGCAGGCTCACTTGGAGAAAAGCAAATAACCCAATTAAATAACGAAACACGCACACCTATGAAACTTAAACTTAGCACCAAGGCATTATTTACCAACCTTTTGTTGGCCTTTATCCTGTTTTTGGCATTGATACCTCTGGTGTCTTTGGAACCCGCTGCCATTGTCGGTGGTACCGTATTTACATTGGGTTGTATTCCTAAAGGAAGTATTGCCAAATATTCATTGATGGCTGGACTCCAAAAGGAGATTTGGATTGATCAATTCCGTCAAAATTTCTATCCAAAAAATGATTTTATAATGGATGGAATCGATTGGACGCAATACGTGGAAAATGATAAAATCAACTTTGCCGCGGCCGGAGGTGATCCTACTGTTGTTAAGAATAGGACCCGTGCACAATATCCAATTCCAGTTGAATATTTAGATGACAACCCGTTGGAGGTTGAACTTGAAGAGTACAGTTCAAATACCACTGTTGTTCATGATGCGGAAAAAGTGGAATTGGCATACGACAAAATGGAAACTGTACTTACTAAGCATAGAAATTCCATTAGAAAATCTTACGCGGAATCTGGGATATATAACATTGCTCCGGAAACCGAAACTACACACACGGTTATTCTTGAAGGTACCGGTGATGATATCCTTACCGGCGAAGCATGTTTGATTGATGATGATTTCTCAAGACTTAGAGGGATCTGGAATGACCTTGACTATCCAGACGAAGGACGTATGGTTGTTTTGGAAGCGCATGAGGTTGAAAAACTGAGCCGCAACTCAGCTATTCTTAAAGCCCAAATGGGTTATAAGAATGCCGTTGGAACCATTGACGGCATCATCGGAAAAGTTCACGGTTTCACAATCAAAACCCGTAAAACCAGTGTTCTTTATATGGACAATGCCGGTACCTACGAAAAGCAGGCATACGGAAAGGTTGAAACTGCAAATGATCTTCATGCTGCAGTAGCTTACATCGCAAAACACTCTTTTGTGTACGCTGATGGTACTGTAACCATGTACGATGAGAAATCGGTGGCTTATCAAGGAGACTTGGTAAACTTCAGAAAAAGAGGTTTGATCCTACCAATGGAGCAAAAAACGCTTGCAGCACTATTAATTCCTAAATCGTAACCAAAAATGGGAAAAGACAATAAACAAATTGCCAAGGAAGCTTTTGAACACAACGATGCGTTGGAGACGGTTTACGTTTCTAAAGATGGACAGCCTTTTGCTGTGATCAGCGACGTTCAGAACTATGTTTCTAAATTCAAAAAGCCGGAAGATAAGAAGTATGACACTTTCACCCGGGAGGAGTTGAAAGTGAAACGATCCAAGCGTGACCTTAACCGTGTGATTGATGCTTTGGCAGCAATCAAGGCAGCAACTTCTGTAGAGGAAGTGAAAGCTCTTCTTGTAAAGGAAATTCGCCCTTTTGTTTTGGCACAGGCCAAAATAAAACTGAAAGAGCTTGGCGTTTCTGACGATCAAACCAAAACTGCAGGTAATACTGAAGAGTTGGAAGCTTTGAAAATCAAAAATGAAAGTTTGGCCAAAGAGCTCCAGGAGGCAAACGATGCCACGAAAAAAGCGGATAAAAAAGCTGAAGCTGCAGAAAAGGCAAAAGCCAAGGCAGAGGCAGATCTTGCTAAAGCTTCAGATGGTAAAAACAGGCTTGATCAAAAAACATAAAAGGCTGTCCCCATTACTGCAATGGGACAGCAACCCTACGGGGTTTTAATAAAGAAATGGTACAAAGTAAAGACTGTATAGCAAAATGGGGAAGTCCTTCCAACTTTAACGAAGGGAAGTTCATGACTTTATGGGACATACCTAACAACATTAATAGTGCTATTCCAGAATTGCCTAATAGATTGTACTGCAACAAAGTTATGGTTGCACCGCTTGAAAGAGCCTTTAACAATATTATATCCAGGAATCTCACTGAAGAAGTTGAGGCTTGGGATGGATGTTTTAACATTCGTAAAAAACGAAGGTTAAACAGTTGGAGCCTACATAGCTGGGGAATTGCAGTTGATATCAACGCCGCTAGGAATCGTTTGGGAAAAGAGCCTGAAATGAGCGCAGAATTAGTTCAATGCTTTACCGATGCAGGTTTTGAGTGGGGGGGTAATTGGACCAGAAAAGATGGGATGCACTTTCAGTTAAAAAAAATATGAGGAGTCTCTTTTACATAGCGATTGTTGGCTGCCTGGTTGGGTGTAAATCTTTTACTCCTTCCAGGCAAATAACAAAAATTGAAAAAGACAGTACCTATACTGAGGTTACATTTCACAAAAGGGATACTGCCATTTTCATTCCTGGAGACACGGTTCAATTTAAAGTGCCTTTTAATAAAATTACCGAAACTCCAATTTCCAAAAAAAAAGGAAACACGACCGCCATTGTAAGGCGTGTAGGAAACGACTTGGACGTACAATGTATTACGGACGAATTAGAGCACCGACTTGATTTGATTGATAAGTATATTAAAGAAAACAATACGAAAACAATCATTGAAAAGGAGGTTACTGAAGTTCCCGTGAATTATACCACTTGGTGGCAGAAAACACTGATGTGGATCGGTGGCGTTAGCCTCCTTTTTTTAGCAATATTATTTGGATTCAAATTTTTAAAACCAATATAACCGATGGCCAGACCAGACGTATTAATAGAACAAACCAACGGCAACTTAGGAAGAGTGGCCAATACTGAGGATGGAACAACCGCAATGGTTGTTACCGGAGTTGCGGTTGCTGATCAATTTGCACTTGGCGATATCCTGGGCCCTTTCTTTTCAGTGGAAGACGCACGCAACGTAGGTATTGATGCTGCCTATGATGAAACTAACAGCGCCTTGGCGTATGAGCATATTCGCGCATTCTTTGAGGGTGCCGGCAATGGAACCAAACTTTATGTGATGGTTGTGGCTGATACGGTTCTGCTTTCAGAAATGGTGGATAAGGACCAACCATATCTTGCCAAGATCTGTAGCACCAAAAAAGATGTAAAGGCAGGTGTAGCTACTCGTATTCCCGACGCCGCTTACGAGCCTGTTTATGACGGCCAAGTGGAAGAGGACATTCTTTTGGCAGTAACAAAAGCAAAAGCATTGGTGGCTTTTGAGCGTTCTGCTCCAAATCACCGCTATATGCACGTTTACTTGGAAGGTAGAAACTGGCAAGGTAACCCTGCCTTGAGTACTGACATTCGTTCACTCAATAGCGATCGTGTAACAATTGTTGCGGGAGCGGACAATGATGTTTCCACTCGTGAGGTGGAAGCTGCCACTCCATACTTGAATTATGCCTTCGCAGGGTTCTATGCCGGGATAAAAGCCGGACTTCCCGTTCAGCGAAATGCCGGACGTGTTCGAAATGGCGCTTTACTTCTTGTAAATGCCGGAATGAGCAATGGAGCAAAAATGGAAACTTTCAATGATTCCCAATTGACGGCGCTCCATAACCTTGGTTATGTATTTGCCTGGGATATTGAAGGAAAAGGCGGTTGGTATATAAACGATGATCACGTTTGTACTGAAATCACCTCAGATTACGCTTATAGCACAAATGGCCGTGTTGCTGATAAGGTTAGTCGAATTACACGCCAAGTTTATGTGGAAGAGCTATTGGATGAAGTTGAGATCAATCCAGCTACTGGAGGTCTTCCAGTTTCGGTGGCCAAAGCTTTCCAGGAAAGACTTGAAAAAGTATTGAATATTCAAATGGTAAACAAGAAGCCCAAAGAAGCTTCAGCGATTACCGTTTATGTGAACCCATTACAGAATGTATTGGCCACAGATAAAATTGAAGCCGAAACCAACATTACACCTGTTGGTACAGCACGAATCATAAAGGTTACACAATCCTTTGTAAACCCATTTAACAACTAAGCTATGCCAATCAACGGAACCGAATACGCCTGGGAAGATATGGAAATCACCTTGGAGGGTGAAACAAAACCATTGGAAGGCGTTGTAGAATTAAACTACGAAAAAAGTAAGGACCATACCAACATTTGGGGCCGTGGGGCTGATCCCGTAGCAACAGGTCGTGGAAAAAACGATTACAACGGAAACCTAGTATTGCTACAGAGCGAATTTGAACGCTGGAACAATTCTTTGGGCTCAGGAAAGGATGTTACTGATTTAACAGGATTTGGAATTACAGCATCCTATGCTCCTGAAGGTGGAGCTTCCTCAACTGATCAGCTAACATTTGTTAGAGTACAATCCTTCAAAAAGGGAATGAAGACCGGAGACGGCAATCAAACGATCGACTGTAAGTTGATCATCGGAAAAATTAAGTATAACGTTTAATAAAACAACAATGGCTGAAGAAACCAATAAGAGACCAGACAAAGCCCAAATTGCCGAATGGAAAAAGAAACACGGCAACCTTCATAAAATCACAGTAGATGGTAAAATCATCATTTTGCGTGAGCCTGGAGTAAAGGATTTGGAACGTGCAATGAGTGCGGATCCTAAAGGAAAAAAGAAATTCAATTTTAACCGTTCTATCATCGAGAACTGCCGTTTGTATGAAGATACAGGGGCAATGGATACCGATGCCAAAATCTTGGCAGTTTACGGCCAGCTTGACGAATTGCTTCCTGAGGTAGAAGCAAGTGTGGAAAAGCTTTAGAGAGTTGGGAGATTACGCTGGCCACGTCCCGCTGGCGTATCGTCATCGCTCAACTCTCCTACTACTATAAAAAAACATTAACCGAAATAAGGGCGCTTTCTAACCAGGAGATTATGGAGATGTACCATAATCTCCTTTGGATTAGAAGGGAAGAACAAAAGAATGATCCGTTTAAAAAATAATAATGGCCGAAAAGAAATCAATATGGAGCCTTGCGATGAAAGCCGCTGGTGTCGAGGAAAAACTCGCCAAGATTTCTGGAATGGCGGACAAAACGGCTGAACGCTTCTCCAATGTACAAAAGCGAATCTCCGGATTTGCAGACCGCATTAAAAAAAGTGTCAAAGAAGCCGCCAACGAGATCCCATACTTAGGGCGCGCTTTTGAATTAATGACCAATCCTATAATATTGGGGGCCGCGGCAATTGCGGGCGCGATCACCTTAATGGGAAATGCTACGATCGTAGCCAGGGATTTCAATCACGAATTTTTACAGATTAAACAGCTCAATCTTGATAAGAATGTTGAGCAAATGGCATCGTATAAGGAGCAAATCAGGGATGCCTCATTTGAACTTGGTACCAACTTAATGGATAGTACCAAGGCATTTTATGATCTACAATCCGGAACTTCAATCTATGGTGATCAAGCCGTTGAAGTTTTTAAAAAAGTTGGCCGCTATTCAATTGCTACCGGCGCAAATGTGAATGATGCCATGAATTCCACGGTGAAAGCCGTGCGGGCTTTTGGTTTGGAAATAAACCAAATTGATCAGCTGCTTGAAAGTAACGCCAAGACCGTTCAAATGGGTATTACAACCTTTGATGAACTGGCTAAGGTACAAACCGAGTATGCCGGTGCTGCATCTGCAGCTGGTCAAAAAGTAGATACTGCCAATAAGATATTTGCTGCTTTTACATCTATTTCAAAAAATAGCGATGTGGGCGCAAATATGACCAAAACCTTCTTTGATGGTCTAAAAGAGCAGGCTGCGAACATCAAGAAATATGCTGGAGTTGATATTTTCGACAATGGAAAGATGCGAGCTGCAGATGATATTCTTATAGATATCTCCCGAAAATTCAAAACCTTGAACGATGAACAAATCAGTAAGATCGTTACCCAAATTGGAGGGCCGGAAGGTCTAAAGGTTTTACTTGGAAAAGTCCAAACTGGAGCCGATGATTTAATCAAAACTTTTGAAGGATTTGATTCCTCGAAATTCAATTTGGAGGATGCTTTGAAGAATGCCCAGGGCGATGTTACTATTTTGACTGAGATTGTAAAGAACCGCTATCAAACCGTGATGAGTAAGTTGGGTGAGAAAACCCTTCCATTATTTGCTAAAGCACTTGAAAAAGCCAATAAATTATTGGAATGGGCCTATGATAATTGGGATCAAGTTTCTGCAATAATAAAAGGCGCTACAGGAGTTGTGATTGGATATACGGCAGCACAATGGGCACTCAATATTGCGCTTACGGCTAATCCTATTGGAGTATTGATTGTAGCAATAGCAGCTGTAATTGGATGGATGGTTTACGCTTCTTCTATAACAAATGGTTTTGCTAATACTTGGATAGGATTAGGGCAAATATTTACGGGCGTTTCCAATCAAATTCTATTGATTATCGCATTAATGACAACTGAAATTTCTACAAAGCTTGAGATTTGGAATTTGGAATTTGTGAAGTTAGGTCAGACTGTTTCAGGAGTGATTACAAATATCATGAATGCTTTTGAACTTTTAAGGCAGATGAAATTCGGTGCTGCAATAGATGCCTTGACAGCTGAAATAAATACTGAAGCTGGAGCAGAAATTGAAAGATTACGCCAAGAGCAAAATAAACGACGGTTCCAAACAGGTCAAGGTATTATCGAGAACACCGGTACTATTGCTGCAGGAATGGAAAATATTAAAAAGGACCAAGTAAGACTTTTAGGGTCTGTTTTGGGTCTTGCGGGAGTGGAAGGTCCTCAAAATAAATCCGAATATACAGGGGAGACCGATGTAACGGCAATGCAAAAATATTTGGAGAGTGTGGCAGGACTTGGCACAAAACCAAATCTTGATACAACATCTACTACGAATAATGACAAAATAAAAGATGGTATTGATTCCATATCCGGAGGCGGAAAAACCACACGAAATGTTACGGTCACCATAGGCAAGATAATCGAAAGTTTAAATATCCATTCAGCAAATGTTAAAGAAGGCGCTGGAGAAATGAGAGAAATTGTACAGGAAGAATTAATTAAGGCCCTACAGGGCTATGAAATAGCAGCAGGATAGTATGCCAACCATAAATTTACTTGACGCGTATCAGCAAGCCTTTGGAGGGGCGTACGATCGGATTAGTACAGTTCCGTTCGTACCGCCTTCAGGTTTGATTTCCGATATGCTAAATGGCACAAAGGAAACTCCCACTATTGTAACAGATCGTAAAAGTTTGTTGGGTACCCCGATGCACTTTCCCTGCAAGTTGGATGGCTACGAATTGCCAAATGAACCCTTGATCCGGGTTACTGGCCAGAATAGAATTGTTCGTACACCGCTCGATGGAAAGAATGGAACTTTTAAGGAATTCTTTTCCGTGGATGATTATGAAGTGGTAATTCGTGGTGTGGCCATTAATGAACAAAATGAGGATATGTATCCGGAAACTATTGTTAGAAAAATCCGGGAGATATGCGAGGCCGGTTCCGCTGAAGTAACCTGCAAACTTTTAAGTTTTTTCAATATTAAACGCCTGGCATTTGAAAAGCATGATTTCATTCCATTGGAAGGAGTGATCTGGCAACCATTTGAAATTAAATGCTGGAGTGATGAACCCTATGAACTGGAGTTGAAGCAATGAGAAAAATGGATAGCTACATAGAGATAGGTAATTATATTTTCCGCACAGGGAAGGTAAATGCCATATCCATAAAGCGAAGCCGTAAAACAATTGGCAATACGGCTACCATTCGCGTTCCTAATTTTCAGAAGAAACTGGACGGGCTTATTAAAGTAGGAGATCCTGTTTTGATCAAGTTTGGTTATGATGGCGATTTGAAAGAAGAATTCGCTGGATATGTAACCGGGATAAAACCAAAATCTCCACTTGAAATTTCGTGTGAAGATGAACTGTGGAAATTACGCCAGGAAACGGTAACCCAAAGTTGGAAGTCAACCGATCTTAAACAAGTACTGAATTTTCTTCTTCCGGGTTCTGAAATTGAAACACAGCCAATTGTTATGGCTCCCTTCCGATTGGATCGGGTTAGTAAAGCTGAAGCGCTGGCCAAAATAAAAGATGCGTTCGGGATTGATGTTTTCTATCGCTCCGGAAAGTGGTATGTAGGTTTCGCCTATAACGAAAGGGTAACACCACACGTGAAATATCATTTTCAAAAAAATGCCTGGATGGACCAGCTGGAGTATAAAAAAGAAGAGGATATAAAACTGCAGGTAAAAGCTATTTCCATCCTTCCCAATAATAAAAGGATAGAGGTTGATTTGGGCGATAAGGAAGGCGATACCAGGACACTTCATTTTTATAATAAAAATGAAGCTGAAATTAAAGTTTTAGCAGCTGAAAAAATTAAGCAGATGAAGCATGATGGCTATGTTGGGAAATTCCGGGCAAAGGGATTGCCATTTATAGATCATAGTTGGATTGTGGAACTGCAGGATGATTTTTATACCAATCGTGCCGGCAACTATTTTGTGGATGAAGTAACTACAACGTATGATGAAAATGGAATAAATCGGGAGATTGAACTTGGTAAAAAAGCAAGCTAATGGGATTGGGTAACGGAGTACATGAGGAAGTGGATATGGCGCTGCGGAAAAAGTTTTCCAGACTATTGCCAAAGCAAACAATTATCGCAAAAGTTTTTGAGGTTGATCGTGCAAAATTGACCTGCGATGTGGAACCTGCAGATGGTGGAGCTCCATATACAGATGTTCGCCTTCAGAGTACAATTGATGATAGTGACCAGGGCGTGTGGATCATTCCAAAAGTTGGAAGTTTTGTAACGGTTTCTATCGTGGCTAATGATGAGAATTATTGCTATGTGGCACAGTATAGTGAGATTGATGAGTTTGTATATAAGATTGGGGATGTAGAATTCAGCGCTGATAAAGATGGCGTCCGGATAAAGAAGGGTAATGAAAGTGTTATGAATATCCTTTCGGATATGATAGATGAACTGAACAAAATTATAGTGGTCCAGGGCACAACTATAAATGTTGCAGCAATGGAAGTTATAAAAGAACGATTTAAACAGCCTTTAAAGGAATAATAAATGCCAATTAACAGAGCAAATACCATAGCAGTAATTAAACAGGAAATGGATAATCAAAGTGATAATCCTGCAACCGTTCCTGCAGAAGCCAGGGAAGCTTTGGCCACCGCAATTGGAAATGCTGTATTTGATTCAATGATAGGCAGGGAAGTATTGGTAAATGGGGTTACAAGTGATGGAGCAACCTTCACTGCAACCGGAATAATTCAGGAATAATGAAGGATTTTCTTTTAGACGAAGATGGAGATATTCAGTTTGACGCCAATGGAGAATTGATAACAACCGATGATGCCACTGAGCAAAATCAAAAGCTAATTCTATTGACCAATAAAGGCGAATGGAAAGAAAACCCAAAAGTTGGTGTGGGTATTATCGATTTTATTCTTGGTGATGGTGATGTGGATGATTTAAGAAAAGAGATCCAAGAACAAATGGAGATGGATGGGATGACAGTCAGAAAATTGAATATAGATTCTGATTTTAATCTGGATCTCACGGCAATTTACAAGCAAAATGAACGACGTTAAAACTATTAATAAACAAAATCTGGCAGACATTACCCTCCAAGTAAAGGGTGAGTTTGAACAAATTTTTGAAGTGGCTTTGGAAAATAAGCTTTCAATTACAGACAGTTTGAATCCCGGTTTAAGAATTATCAATCCAATTGGAGGAGAGAATATAGATATTCTATCCTTTTATAAAATAAAAAATGTAATTCCGGCCACTAATAACATTGACGCAACTTATGCCCGGCAACAACTATTTGAAGATGGATTATTTCAACCCGGATTATTTGAATAATTATGGAACAACAACCTATTAGAGATTACAACGGACAGCGCTATTCTAAAGAAGAAGGTGCCGCCATTATTAAGGAGCTTGACGCAAGAACCAAACATTCTGATCCAGCTTATAATTCTATTGGAATATTGGGTCCAAAAGTTAAGGAAATGTATGAATCTGCTGCAAAATTGCCAGCTGGAGATTATGATGGTACAGGTGAAGAGTTATATAATTTAATAGAAGAAAATTCAGATGATATTGATGCAATTCAAGCAAATCAAATGGATGGAATTGTGCGATACAATACCCTAACAAACCTAAATGCTGACCCGAGCCCATCTACCACAACTCGCTATGCGGTAACTCAAGACTCTACAGAAAGTAATAATGGGTATTATTCTTATAATGGATCATCTTTTGTAAAGGATGCGCCATTTACACAGCAGGGTGTAAATAGTTTTTTTCCTTTTGATGATACCATTACTGGTAAAAATTTAAATTACGTAAAAGCCGCGGTACTGGATATTGAACTTTACTTTGACGATTCATCGGAGCGTTACTACTTATCATATATTGGTAATTATTATTCTGCTGGAGGCATACGAAGAAATTATTTACAAATTAGTCAATCCAGTAATGGAGCAAAAGTTGCTGGGGGTAAAATTTTTGATGGCTTTTGGACGGTTGTTGCTCCTTCCACTGGAATAGAGGTGGTAGAATTATTTGGTTCAACAGGTGCAATTGTTGGCAGAGCAGTGATTAATTGGGATCAAGTATTTTATCCAGCTGGTGGACGATCAGCTGTTACTTTGGCACAGGGTAAGTTTGTTAAATCTATAATTTATAGGAAGAATTTAAAAGATAAATTGGTAGCTCCTTATCCAATAACTCAAGGAATCTTTGAAGTAAATACAACAATTTATAAAGATAAGCCGGATATTTTTAAAGCTATTGAACGTGTTGAACTTTACGGAGGCGATCCTTCTAAAAAATACTATTTAAAAACATTTGCGAAAAACAGGACATCAAATGGATTTTATTATATAATCATTGAAGAAGAAGGGCACGATCACATTACTGGTGTTGCATTTTATAATACCGCATTGGTTGAAAATCCATCTGGAGTAAATATTGTAAACCTAGCGGAAAGTGACAATAGTGGAATAACCGGAAAGGTTTGGATTGATTGGAATAAAATTACCGGTGTTTATACCGTACCAGTTGCATATACAATTGCCCAAACACAACTTTCAAGCATAGTTCATAACACATCCGATGGATTTTCTGAAAGTGAAGATAGAATTATTGTAGGTGATAAACTCTATTTGGTTGATGAAGACAATTTGCAACTATTTAAGCACTCAATATTGACCTCTGAAGGATATTCAGGTTCATTGGGAATTCAATCCCAATTTTCAGATTATTTTGATTTTTCTATAAGATTACGAGCTTCTGAATTGACAAATGCTGGAACATTGAAAATATTCAACAAGCTTAAAAATAACAGCAATCTATATTTTAAGAATACAAGCATCCAAAAGGTGACCCGTGCATCGGTTAGTGGTAAAACCGCTGAGCTGTTTATTTTCGGGGACAGCATCACCGATGGAGTAAGTGCACCGCAAGCCGTAACGCCTTATGTAAGGGAGTCTTTAGTTAATAATTGGGGAGCTGCTCCAACTTTCAGAGGGCTACGCTCAGATATTTATGCTAACGAAGGTAGATCTAGTTGGGAGTTTGCCATTTTAATAGGATTGCGCACTGAATATTCTGGGACTGTTTATGTTACTTCAGAAAATTCAGACTCTTCATTGAGTAAAAATCCATTTTTAAAAGTGGCTACGCCTTTACAAATCTCAACTAATCCAGAATGGTGTTTTGAAAACACTCCTTCAACAAACGGAGGAACTGCAGGAGTGGCTCGGGAATTAAACTATACAGAAAGCCAAGCAATTGGAACTTATGCTGGAGATTATTATACGTTTGATTTTGAACGATATGTAAACACAAATATCGGTGGAATTGACTCGGGTAAAAAACTTATAGTTACCTGTGCGCTAGGATTTAATGACCTAAACCATAACGGAGAAAGCGAGCAATCAAAAAATGATGTGCTTTTGGGGATGGAAATATTTTACAACAGGATTATTCAATTTGATGCTGATGCGGTAGTAGGTTTTGCTCCAATTATTGCCGTGAACGAGAATAACAATTGGCCAGCTTATGCCAATCTAATAGAAATGGCTATAAAAAAGGCCAATGAATTGGGCGCTGATATTATTCCGGTATGGCAACATGTGGATAGGTATCTGTGCTATGAATTTGACACTTCAGAAGTGCTTTCTGCAGATAATAATTCAAGAAAAGGAACTGCTTCTGATTCAGTTCATCCAGGAGTGGTTGGCGCAAAACAATACGCAAATGTTTTATCAAATTATATAGCAAATAAATTATAATGGCAGTACCAACAATAAACGACATACAGACCCAAATACTAAACACAGCTGCCGGTGCAGATGATCTGCCGGCAACTGCGGTATTGACAGAAAATGAGCAATCTACCCTTGCCAATCTAACCAGCACAAGTAAAGTAAGCGTTTGGCGGTTGATTGTATTTGTGGTGGCCACCGTAGCTTGGAGTATTTATAAAATGTTTTCTATCCATAAACAGGATGTGGATGACCGCATTGCGCGTGCAATGCCTTTTCAGCAATTGCAGATTATAGCCTATGCGCTTAATTACCAACACGGGCAGGCACTTACCGAATGGAACGAATATGACAATACCGGTTTAACCATAGCAGAAGTAGCAGCAAAAAAGATCGTGGCAAAATGCAGTGTGGAAGAAGCATCACGCAATGGCCACGGCATTTTGCGTTTAAAAACTGCAAAGAATGTGGGTGGTGATCTAGCAAAGCTTACAGCTGGTGAATTGGCAGGGTTTAAAGCTTATATGAAGCAAAAAGGAGCTTCCGGAATAACAATTGATGCCAGCAGTGAAGATGCAGACCGATTGCGCGTAAACTATAAGCTTTACTTCAATCCATCTGTATTGAACAACTTGGGCCAGCGTTTGGATGGTACCGATGAAACTCCGGTTATCAATGCCATTAAAACATATTTAAAGGATAAAAACCTAATAGATTTTAACGGAAAGCTATCCATTACCGAATTAACGGATATCATTCAAGCGGTTCCTGGAATTGTTCCCAACGGCGTATTTTTTCAAAGTGCGGCAAGCTACTATGGAACCTATGATTATGACCAAACCAATCCACAAGGGAATGTGGGGCCATTTACAGAATATAGGTTACCGCAAAGCGGTTATTTTAAACTGGATGAACTAAACAGTGTATTTACATATTTACCAAGGGCGTGATAAACAAAAAAATATACATACTGGATTATGAGGGCTTTAAGGAGCAGCTGCTTCCTATCATTCTGCGCAAACCAAAATGGCTGGCATTGCTTCAGGCACTTATTATACCATTTAAAGCTTTGTATGAATATTTTTTTGGATTTAAGGAAGATAGTATTTATAGGGCGCAGCATTACGGATCTGTAGGACTGTTGGAAAAGGCACTTAATGATGCTTTTGACGATGTGGAACGCCGTATATTCATTAATAACGCTGCACTTAATGATACACAGCATTACTATGATGAAGGGGCTGGAGATCCACTCTATTTTTATGATGAAGGCGAAGGTGATCCGCAATGGTTTTTTGACCCCATAGTGTTTAATGTGTACGAAAGTGATTTTACTGTTTTTATACCAATGGCATTGCGCCCTGATGACGAAGATGCCGAAGAGCGCCTATTGACACGCGTGCGTGCACTGATAGATTACTACAAAATTTATGGACCAAAATATACAATAGTATGGTTGAGTTAATTATTGAAGAAACTGGCTTTCCTAAAGATAGGCCAACGTTAAAAGAGTTCCAAGACAGTTTTAAACTTCCTATTCAGGAACTGCTGAGCATTTTGCCAGGTAACAGAATAGTGAGTGGTTTTGTGGTAACTACCAATGGCGGTGGCGGTATGACTTCAACAGAGGGAAGACTTATATGGAACAACAAGATGTGGACCATAGAGGCTTTTGACGGCCTGACCGCTGATGGATATTTCATTTCATTTTTTGAAGAAACCGAAAATTTAACCTTCAACGTAGGCACACAAGCAAACCCAGTGTACGAAGAGCGTCCAGGTAAAATAAGAAGGTATGCGCAAGTGGGCGAAAACTTGCCGGGAAATGTAGGCAGTGTACCACGCTCCACATTTATACGTGGCCGTAAATTACTGGAGTGGTTACGTGCTGGAAGTATCTTTGTGGGGGTTATTGTTATGGATGTGCAGACGGCTGTATATCATGTAGACTTTGGGGCAGATATTGGAACTCAGGATTACCAGGTATTAGGGAATTTTAGGGCTGCCAATCCTGAGCTTAGTTTTTCGCGCGCCTTTATTTGGGATGTAAATAACCGCACTAAAAATGGTTTTGACATCTACATTGATAAGGCCACCGCTAATAGTATTCCCTTAATTTTTGATTATACCGTAATACCTATAAACCGTTCATTAACTTTTGATGAAGGATAAAACTTAAAGAAATGAGATATTTTAAAGCATACGAAACCAACAACAGGCCGTTTGTTTTGTTCAATTTGGTTGCAGATAGTCTGGAAGAACTTGAAGCCTTAGGAATGGATGAAGATCCTTTGGTGGTGACCGAGGATCAATTGGTTAATCCATCGGATCCTGGTTACATAAGTTATGAGTACGGCATTTGCCACAAACGCATTTTTAATGGCGATTTGGAAGATAGACCGTCGGGCGATATTACAACGCAACAGGCAGCCTTAAACAAAGCTACAAACGTACAAAAAACCCAAACCGTAAACAGTAAGCTGGATGAGGAGGTTTTTTCTTTTGACAGCCACGAATTTCCATTGACCCCTGCAGCTCGCTCGGTATATATGGCTGTTATTGAATTGGCACCCGCATCGAGAATGCTTATTTCAACTACAGGAAGTTACAATTTGACTTCTACTAATCTTGCAGGTTTTAAAGCGGCATATTACGCGGCCCTATTTGCAACAAACGACTCTGAGATAGCTGTATGATAAGATTTTTAGTAGAGAATTGGATACAGATAAGTGCAATGCTTACATTTCTTTTCGGTGGTGGTTTTTTAGGATGGAAGTTGAAACGTATTGAAGTAAAAGAAGCCACCGCCACCGCTGAGCAAAAAGATACTGAAGCGGTTAAGTCTATGCGTGAACTATATGGAGATTTTGTGGGTGACTATAAACGCCAATATGAAGAGCTGAAGCAGCAAATTGTAATAATTCGGCAGGAGTTGAATGCGGTAAAAAAGGAAAATATTGAACAACGCAAAGACCTGAGATTACTGCATAAGGAAAACAAAGCACTGCGTGAAGAGATAGGCAATTGGAGGGAAAAATACAATGCTTTAAAATTGGAATTTGACCTATACAAGGCAAAAGACGAGCAAATACTTAAAACACCAAGCGATGGAAACTAAAATAGTGAGCAATTTTTGGACTGCAGTAATTGCATCGATAGTACTAACAGCTACAGCGCTGTTATTGAACGGCCACGAACATTGTGGCCTGGTATTAACTTTTGAAGGATTGTTATTTGGTGTCCGGGTAGCCGATAAAGGCATTCAGGCCTATCAAAAAGGGAAAAGTAACCCCGAACAACTGCGGGTATAAAAAACCCCCGGCATACTTAACGATCTCACTCAATTAAATATTAAAATCCATTCCTGGAACCGAGGGCAAAGCCTTGAACTTAGGAATGGATTTTTTAATTGAGTGAGATGACAAATATAACAAAAACAAGACAGAACAAGTATCATAGAATGCTTGTAAAAATCCTTGAAAAAGGTAAAATTCAAAAGAACAAAAAGGGAGATATACAGTATCTGCTTAATGAAACATTGGTTCTCAAACCAATAGACCTCTTGGAAATCTTTGAGGGCCACGGAATGGCCAGAAAGAAATTAAAGGATGAGCTCAACCTGTTTATGGCCGGTGAGCGCTCTACGGAAGCTTACCGTGAAGCTGGAGTAACTTGGTGGGACTATTGCGGACCAATACTGGTAAACAGCTACCCTACCTATTTTGAGCAATTGCCCAGGCTAATTGAAAAGATTAACCGGGAGAAAAGAAATAGCAAAAATTACGTGCTTTTTCTTGGCCAGACAAATGCTGAAAGTAATCAGCAACCGTGCCTGAGCTTGATACAGTTTCAGATTGAAAAAGGGAAATTGATTGTATCGGCGTATCAGCGCTCGAGCGATGCCAGTTTGGGATTGCCTGCCGATATCTACCACTTATATCTGATAAGTAAGCAGATTGATGTACAGCTGAAATCAATTACTTTATTCCTGGGCAATGTCCATATCTATCAAAATAATATTGAAGGCACAAAGGAACTGCTTGCTGGTGGCTCAACAAAATTCACATTGAACGTATGAAGACACCAACAAGTTATTACGGAGGTAAACAGAATTTAGTGAGCACCATTTTGCCATTGATTCCGGATCATTCAACATACGTGGAACCTTTTGTTGGTGGCGGTGCCATCTTCTGGGCAAAACCAAAGAGTGAAACGGAAATCATCAATGATTACAATCGAGAGCTGATCAACTTCTATGAGTGCGTACAGAATGAATTTGTAGAACTGGAGAAATTAGTTCGTATAAGTCTCCACAGCCGATCCCTGCATAATGATGCGACGGTCATTTATAATAATCCTCACATGTTTGATAGATTAAAAAGAGCGTGGGCTGTTTGGGTTCTGGCTGCTCAAAGCTTCAGCAGTATGCTGGATGGTTCTTTTGGGTACGACAGGATGAAAGGCACTACCAGTAAGAAGATAACCAATAAACGTGAGGATTTCACAATTGATTTGGCCATCAGGATGCAGAATGTGCAAGTGGAATGTACCGATGCGCTGCGGGTTATCAATAGTCGGGACCACAAAGATGCGTTTCATTATTGCGATCCGCCATACTTCAATAGCGATTGTGGCCACTATGATGGATATAGCCAAGATGACTTTGAAAACCTATTAAAGACGCTCCAAGGCATTCAGGGTAAGTTTTTGATGAGTAGCTATCCCAGTGATATATTGAAGCAATACAGCGATGCCAACAGGTGGCATACAATGCAGTTGGAACAAAGTGTAAGTGTAGCAAATGGCACAGGCAGACCAGGAAAGAAGAAAATTGAAGTGTTGACAGCAAATTATGATCTGAGCAACCCAAGAGATGATTTAAAACTATTTTAA